TTACCAAATCGTTTCTTCTCAACCACAAAACGTGGTGGTGGATCAAATGTAACTGCATCACAAAATGTTCAGTTTGAAACACTTACACCAAATGTTCAAAATATTACACCAAATGAAACATCTATTGGTGCAAGAATTAGAACAATTTCAGCAACCAGTATTGATGGTGAAGAACAATCATTTGTTGATCAGGGTTTTGAATCAATAAATATCGAGGATCAAAATCATTTTGAAACACCTCGAATGATCGCATCTAAAGTAAATGAGGATCGA